GTCCCATCCGGCGATGAGCCGGCCCACGTCCTTGTCGGCCACCGGCGGCATGTAGTGGTGGGTCTCGTGCAGAGGGATGTCACGCAGCCGCGAGTAGTCGTCATGGCGGCGGCGGCGCTTACCGGCCAGCTCCAGGGCACGGGTGACCAGCATCCGCTCGGCCAGTGCCAACCACTTGGCGTCCGCAGCCGAGGCGGCCTGGACGCGGCGTGTGGCACGCGGCTCGCTGTCCGGCTCGCGCGGCTGCGGTTCCGGTGGCGGCTCACGCCTGCCTTGCTCGACAGCGGGTTGTTGCGGCGGCTGGGGTGGTCCCGACACCAGCTCGGGCATGCTTTGAGCAGCGGTACCGAGCCAGTTCTTGAGCACCGGCAGCAGCTCCGGCTTTCGCGCCACCTGGTCGCGGGCCCACTGCTGCCAGCCTTCGAGCGATTCGAGGTCGTAGCCCGACCCGCTGGGCAGGCCGAGCATCTCGAGGTACGCCTCGCCGGTGATCTGGCCGCTCTGGAACGCCGCATTGGCCGAGGCCGACTTGTCCGGGTCGGCGACCAGACCGGAGGCGTCGTACCACAGGGTATATTTGCTGGGGTCCAGACCCTCGGCGAGCATGACCTTGTTGATCACCTGCTCGTTGAGAGCCTGGCAGATCAGCTCCATCACCGGGACGATGTGCAGTGAGACGTCCTCGTCGCTGATCTGCCACGCCGTCCAGTGGTTGGTGTTGGATCCAAGTCCCAAGAGTCTTTCCGGGCTGACGTCGAGGGCCATCGCGAGGCGCGACACGGCGTCGTTGCGCACCTGGATGGCGATCTGGGTCACCTGGTTGTCGAACTTGAGGTGGTTGACCTTCGGGATGTGCTCACCGGGCGCGGTCACGATCAGCGGAATCAGCGCGGCCATCGAGTTGTCGTCGTCGTAGGCGGTGGTGGCGACCTGCCACAGCAGCTCCGAGAGCTGTTTGGCGGCTGGAGTGCCGATGATCTCGGTCTGCTCGGCCAGCCCGGTCTTATCCGATGTCGGGCCCTGGTTGACCGGCAGGCTCATCTCCTGCGGCACGAAGACCACCCCGTTGCCGATCAGGCGCGACTTAGACGCATTGGAGATCGTCTTGGTGGTGCGCACGATCTCGTGCAGCGGGTCCAGGGCGGCGCGCACCGCGGAGTCGGCCTCCATCGCCCGGCGCGCCCGGGGGTTCCAGGTCCGGAAGATCGAGTCGTTGGTGGGATCGAAAAAGTGCTTGTCGCCGCTGGGCAGCTCGATCTCGAGGCTGCCGGTGGCCGCGGTCTTGACCTCGTCGCGGGTCACCGCAAGCCAGACCATCTGCGGGGTTCCGTCGGGAAGCGGTGGCTGGCCGACATCAAGGATCGCGGTCCACGTCTCCCCGGCGATGGACAGGCTCTCCACCTGGCGGCGGATCATCTGCGACTGGCCGAGCGGCCCGCCGGCGATCGACCGGACGATCTCCTTGGCACGCGGCCCGTTGGGGTCGTCGTCGGCGATGCCACCGGTCGGCTTACCGGTGTCCTGGTCGATGGCGCTGGCGATCAGGCGCACCCGCGAGCACGAGCTGGCCCGCCACCCGACGTAGTAGCGCAGCTCGCCGACCCGGTCATACATCTCCCAGGCCAGCGACTGCCAGTCGTCGCCGCGCCGCGACATCGACTGCTTGAACTGTTGGCGCGGGTCGCTGATCGGCTCACTGGCAGCGGTCAGTGCCTGACGCTGCGGGGTTCCCTTGGGGCGGCGGTCGAACCGCAGAACCTTGGCCGCCATGTGCTAACGGTAACCGGCGGCAGTGTTAACCGTCGGCCTCCACCACCTCGGTGTCCTCGGTGTCGGCGGTGAACGCGAACACCCCGACGAGGTGGCTCGCGGCCAACCCGACCGGAAACAACGCCCACCACGGCCAGCCGATGATCCGCACCGGGATGATCGCGGTGGCCAGCGCCACCCAGAAGCCCACGCACCACGGGCAGGCCAGGAAGTAGTTCAGCGTCGACCAACGGCGCACCGAGACCGCGAGGATGTCGGCGCGGGCGACCTGTCCGTGCAGCCGCGCCTCGGTCACCGCGTCCTGTGCGGCGCGCATCTTGCGGACCGGGATCAGCCGCAGGCCGTCGATCACCATGTCGGCGTTGATGAGCCTGGTTATCCGGGCGACAGCCAGCGTGTATATGGAAAGAGTAAGAATCTGGCAACCAAGGCTCATGGCGTGACAATACCGCACTCGGTTGGGTCTATAGTCCGAGCCATGTCATCACCTACACTGCCCAAGGCTATTTCGCGCATCAAGACCAAGATCCTGGGAATTGACTCGTCACTGACATCCACCGGAATGTGCAGGGTCAGCATGGAGTCGGTCACCTTCATCGACCACGCCCCGGCCAACGCATGGAACATCGACGCCTGGAAGGTACTGTCCAAGCCGGGTATCGACCGCACGGCGCTCGGCATGAGCAACAGGATCGCCGAGATCATCACCGCGATGGAGCCACACATCGCCGCCGCCGATCTGGTGGTGCTGGAAGGTATCGCGTTCAGCGCCAACAACCCGGGCGTATTCGCCCGGCACTGGTTATGGGGACGCATCGTCGACACCTGCATGGCACACGCAACGGAGCTGATCACGGTCACACCCAACTTGCGGTGCAAGTACGCCACCGGCAAGGGCAACGCCCAGAAGGACGCGGTGCTGGCAGCGGCGATCCGGCGGTGGCCCGATGTCGACATCGACGGCAACGACATCGCCGACGCCCTGGTGCTCGCCGCAATCGGATGCCGGTCGCGGGGAACGCCTATCGACGACGTCCCGAGAGCCTACTGGGAGCCGCTGGCCAAGAAGGGACTCTGCTGATGATGATCGTCGTCATGGTGAACCCGCTCGGCCAACTCAGTCTCAACGCCGAAGGGGGAAACGGGACCAAGGAGCAGGTCCGAGAGGTGCTGACCAAGGCCATCGAGGCGATGGACGCCGAACAGTCTCCGCCGCAACCGCCGGCGTCGGTACCGCCGCGGATCTATCTGCCCAACGGCGGGCTGACGCGCAACCTGCGTCCCGACGGCAGGCCTGTCTAGAACATGCCTCTCTGCCTGTTTCCGTCACCCGACAATGAATTGAGATGCGAACTCAGCCTGCCCCATGTCGGTGTGCATCAGTTCAGCAAAACCACCTGGTGGCGCAACGTCTGGATCGACCCACCCACCCCGTTGACATCACAAGACGCGGCGGCACTGCAGAGACTGCTCTTAGATATCGCCGCTGACACTTACGCTGACGACGACTCAATGGTCACGCTGATCCCACTGATCGCGACTGTTCCTTTAACGCCGGGCTAAAAGTTCTTGCCAAGCTTGCGGCGCATCCATGACGGAGCGTTGACCTCACCCAGCTTGGCGCCCAGCAACGGCGATGCCGCGATCAGCTGACCCGAGCCCAGCGCCACCAGCCGGTCGTGCACGATGACCCCGGCCGCGACCCGGTCAGGCTGGTGCTGCCCGGACTGCCAGTCGGAAGCCTGATTCTCGAACACCGCCATCGTGTGGGCGGCGGTCCTGGTCCGCCCGACCTCGAGCCCCTGACGCAGCAGCGCGCTGCGGGCCACCGCGTCGGCCTTGGCCCGGCCGCGCCACTTGTAGATGGTGAACGGCATCTGCGGACGTAGCGCGCGACGGTCCACATCGGACAACGGCAGACCGGCCTCGAAGCGGCTCACCGCCTCGGTGTGCACGTCTTTCCAGGCCCGTTTGAGCACCGCCTCATAGGTGGTGGCCGCGGTGTAGGCCTCCATCGCGATCTCGCGGGCGCCGATGGTCAGCGCCAGCACCACCGCCTGACGCGCCCACTGATCGGAGGTGTACTTGCCGCTCCAGTCCTCGGCCAGCAGCACCGTGCCGTCGGGGCACAGGTAGCCGCCGACGATGCCGGTCTCGTCGCCCTTACCGGTGTCGGCGGGGTCGATGCCCACACCCGCCGCCACCGGGTGACTGGGAACCTCTCCGTGGGCGATGAACCACGACCGCTGGAACAGACCGCCGGCCGGGTTGCGCGGTGAGCCCTGATACATGGCGTACCACACCCGCTCGCCGACATCGCGGCGTGTCGCCTCGTACTCCTCGCGGGTACGGCCCAGCGCGGACTCCAGCGCCTCACCGGGTGCCCGGCCCAGCGCGTCGGACAGACCTTCCTCGGCGATCGCGGGGATGTTGACGTGGTGCCAGGTCCGGTACTTGGGGTCCAGCAGCTTCTCCTTGGCCATGATCTCCCCGGCCAGGTCGTCGGGATGCCAGCGCGACTGGATCAGGATGAACGACCCGTGCGGACTCAGACGGGTGCGGGCCACGTTGCGCATCCACGACGCGACATTCTCACGCCCGGTGGTGGAGTCGGCCTCGACCATGTCCTTGTACGGGTCGTCGATGATGAACAGGTCGGCGGAGCGCCCGATGATGGTGCCGTGCAGGCCGACGGCGGTCAGGCTGCCGCTACCGATCGCCAGACCCCAGGAGTCGACCTTCGAGCTGGTCGGCGAGAGCGTGAATCCCAGCTTGTCCTCGACTGCTACACCGATCACCGGGTCGATCACCCCGGAGCCGTGACGCTTGACGATGTCGCGGCATTTGCGGCTGTGGTCCAGCGCCAGCGCCTCGGCGTAGGTGGACAGGATGATCTTGCAGTTCGGGTTGAGCTGCCACGCCCGTAGCGGGGTGTGCACGGCGGCCAGCGTGGACTTCATCTCCTGCGGAGGAGCAGTGATCAGTAAGTGATGCCGCGGCATCCGCAGCACCTTCTCGATCTTGCGGCTCACCAGCTTGATCGCCGGTGTCACCACGAAGTTCGGATTGACGGCCCTGGCGAGATCGGAGACATCGGCGTACCGCTTGCGGATGGTCTCGCGGGCCCCGGCGGCGCGGA